CACCCTCAACGAAATTGTCAGAGGGTAATACAAGATGACCATAGCCAATAGTAGCGAAACCCAAACTATCGGAATACATAGTGTCCCTAAACCCCTCGTGTTCTTTAATTCGCTGTTTAATTTCTTCCATATATTATTCTTCCAATGTCGGATGACATTAAGAGATTTAGTAATCATTAATTATATTCCAATTAATGCTTTTACTTCTTCTTCAGTTAAACCTAAGTCTAAAAGTTTTTGTTTGCCAGATGCTTTTTTAGTTTCTTTATCTGCAACAGATTGCTTTAATTCTTCAATCTTTGCATTTACTTCTGCTTCAGTTGGCATTGTTGCACCATCTTTTATTATTTTGATATACTTGTATTGCATACGATCTTCGTTTGGAATTTTATTTCCATCACTATCATGTGTTTCCCAACCATACCAATCTCCACCATTAAAAGTTTGTAAAGCATTTTGAAAATAATCCATTCTATGTATCTCCTAATCTAATAAATGTAAAAGCTGTGGTATTACTATTAGTACGTCCTATTGCAGTAATAGCATTGCCACTAACAGTATCAGCAGAAAATTTAACTTTAACATTAGCTGTGTCTGTTACATCTATATATGAGTTTATTGCCACATTAGTGTAAGTATCATCACTTTCTGTAAGTTTTATATGACCCCAGCTTGTAGCAATGTCTGAATAACTTGAATTGTTTGTTGTTACAAGAATATTAAGTCCACAATATCTTCTATCTGCAGCTTTTTGAAAACTTGCAAAAGCACTAACCCAATAAATTCCTGTTGAAGGAAAAGTAAATATTCCAGAACTTTCTGACATAGCACTTCCAATAGTTCCTTGACCAGATGTATCAACTCTTTCTAAATTAGAATCAAATACAGTAGCTGGTGTATCAATATTTGCTTTATCAGCACTTAATCTCCATTGATCTGCCATTGTAATTCCACCACCAGCATTATCAAAACTTAAATTACCAGAACCATCTGTTTTTAAAAATTGTCCTGTTGTACCATCTGCTGTTGGAAAATTTAAACCATCTAAAATTAATTTTCCTGTACCTTTTGGTGTTAATTTAAAATCAATATTTGTATCATTTCCAGTAGCAGAAATTTCAGGTGCATTACCTGTTGCAGAGTTAGTTACAGTTACTTCATTAACTGCACTTGCTGTTTCTGAAAATTTAATTAATTCTTCTGTACCATTACCAATAGCATTTCCATTAACATCTAACATTCCACCTAATTGTGGAGATAAATCATTTACTAAATCTGCTGAAACAGTTGAATCTAGCCAATTAACTGTATTAGCTGAATAGTCAAAAGTTGCTAAAGATATATCATCTGTTCCATCATAAAGTTTTAATGTTGGTGTAGTTGCGTTAGTAGTATCTAGCCAGATTGTTCCAGCAACAGCTGAACTTGGTCTTGATGTTCCTGAATTAGATGTATTAATAGCCTCTAAAGTAGAGTTTAAATCACTACGAAAAGAGGGGAAAGATTGGTTTTGAATTAAATAATCTCCTTGAGCCATGTTGTTCTTATACTCCTTTTAAAAGCCTTTTGCAATATAATCAAAGGTACGACTTATTGCTGTACCACCTGAATTTTTGAATGTTAAGTCGAAGCCATCTACTGTCTTATTTTCTACTACAAAGAAATCTCCAGTAGCAAGGTCTTCGCCTGTAATTCCTACAGCATAATTAACAGATTTGAATGGATTTGTAAATGTTACTGTATAAGTTCCAGCACCAGAAGTTATATCATTTCCACTAAATATTCTATCAGGCATATCTATTGTAACTGTTACTTGTGATACTACTGGAGTAGATGCTAAATCTCTTGATGTTAAAAATACTCTAAATTTAAAATATCTAGCTGTATAGTTTCCAATTACAAAATTTTGAAAAGCTGTATAAGTAATATTATCATCTGAAGTTGCTATTTCTAAATGAGCATCACAGTTTGCTGGGGTATCTCCATCAAAGTTAGATGATGCTGAATCAAATAATCCTGTTCTATTATCAAATAAGTCATCAGGATTATCTGAACTTTGAGTTAATGATGCTGTAATTCTTGCTGTATGTTTAGCACCAATATCAATTACATTTGCAAATTCATAATTACCATTTGCATAAAAATCTGCATTACTTACACCAGAATCAAAAAATCTAGTTGTCTCATCATCAAATAAATCAGAACCTGAATCAAATAATTCTGAAGAATCTAATATAATTGAATCATCTACTATAACTGCATTAGTTAATGTTCCTAAAAAATTAGGGTGTTCTGATTGTGTTGCTACTGCATTGTGATTTACAGTATCAGTTACATTTGAAATAATTGCAGTTGCATTAGAACTAAAGTTTCCTAATTTATCGACAGCTTTTATGAGGTAAGTTCCAGCCCTAGCTGGTACAGAAATTGAAGTTGCTGGTCTTGATACCTTAGAAACTAAATTAACTGAGTTTTGCCAATCTGCACTTCCATCTGTTTCTTCACTAAATCTTAATTGATAATATGCTAAATCAAGATCAGGTATTTGTGTCCATGATAAGTGAGCCTCTTGACCTACAATATTACAAGCAAAATCTTCTACATCACTTGGTGGTGCAATAGCACCAACGATTGTTCTTTGTGCTGTTACATAAGTTGATGATACACCTAAACTATTTACAGCTTTAACCCTTACATCATAAGTTTCTTGGTCAATTACATTTAAAACTCTGTGATTTAATCCACTTCCTTGTGCATAAATAATAAAATCTGAATCTGTACTCCTTTTGTACTCTACTTGGTAATAATCAATAAAGCTATCAGGAGAAGCACCTATTGATATATCTAAAGCTACAATTACAGTTCCATCATTATATTCAATTAAGGTATCATCTAAGGTTACACTTGCTGGTGGTTGAATAGTAAATGGATTAGGTAAATTAGTTGTTGGTATAGTTGTTGCCTCTGCTTTTTCTGACCATTGATAATGATTATCTTGATATTCAACAAGCGATAATCCTACAGTTAAATCTCTATTAAAAGTAATTCCAAGAACTCTAAATGGTTTAGCAGAAAATCCTAAAGAAGAATGTGTAATATTAACTATATCTCCAATAGATAAATCATAACCATTAAAATCAACATTAATACCTAAAGATAATGCTTCTCTACTTCTTCTAAGTATTACCTCTGCCATTTCTTCTGCTTGATATTGTGAAGTTATTGTTGTGAAATTAAATCTACCCTCTAATAAAAAACCACCATCATCGGCTTTCATTGTTGTGTGTTGATCTGCACTTGGTAATCCTGAATCATCAATAGGTGGAAACTGTACTTCATCAACTTGGAAATTACGATCTGGGTTCACAAATCCAACTATAACTCTATTGTATCTATCATTCTTTGTTGGAGTAGATAATGAGTAACCACCAATAATATTATCTTCTGTTAAAGTGATTGATGCACTTCCTGTTGTTTCAATAATTAAATTATATTTACCAGCATTATAAGGTAAATAACCTCTACAACCTTTTAAGAACTCTCTAACATTATCTATGATTGGTTTAGAGGTATCTAACGCAGTATTAATATCAAAAATATTTATATCACTAGCACCTGAATATGGAGTTACTTGTGTTTCACAAATTAATGAAGCATCATAAAAAGATTGTAAATCTATTTCACTTATTGCTAATCCTTTTCCATATCTAGCATTTGTTAAATAATCTAATAAGCACCATGCTGGATTAGTTTGATAAGTTGCAGATTGCTCAACAAGACTTGCATTATAAGTTTTAACTTTCTTACCTTGTATTTTAGCTTGTACTTTTGGTATGCCTGTAAATGCGTCTTGATTCCATTTAAACCTTACTGCTAAATAACATAAGCCAGATAATTTATGATTACTTCCCCAACTAGATAATGTTGATAATAATGTTGATGCTGATTGACCATCTGTTCCATAATGAGGTTCTACTCTAATAAGACTTTCAGCACTCGAACCCTCAACATTTGGGTCAGCTTTATAAAAATTACTATCTCCACTATCTACTTCAACTGCTGTACCATCTGAAAAACTAGATGCAAATGTAACTACTTTATCATCTACTCTTATTTCTTCTATATCGTTAATCTCTCCCTCTGCCATAACGATAGCCATATACAAGTAAGTGTTATCTGTGCCAGAAGTTTCCATGAATACTCTAGTTCCCCCTGTAAGTCTTTCTCCATAAATTACAGGAATATTAGAGTCATTAGATTGTTTATTAAGTAATATACCTTTTTCAAAATCATCAAATTCGTTTGTTCCAAAGTCAGGAATCTCAGGAGTTTTTGGTCTTAATGCCCATGAAATAAATAAAGTGATACCTAAAGATACCAAAGGATTCATATTGCCAAAAAACTTTGATGCTTTAGCTACAGTTTCTACAACTTTACCTACAAATCCACCCATTATATATCCTTAACTACCATTCTTTTAATTTGATTATCTTCTACTCTTAACCAAGTAAAATTATCTTTAATGCCTTTAAATTTGTTGGCCATATTAACACACCATTTAAAAATTTTTCTAACATTCTTAATAGCAATAAATTCTACAAATACTAAGTTAGTTCCTGAGTTCCATTCTTTGTAATTTATCTTAGCTGTTTCTTTAAAATGATTAAAAGCATAATCAGATAAATAAGCCCAATTAGTAAAGCCAACTAATTTATCATTATGATAATGTTTTTTATATTGATTTAAAAATATACTTGGCTTGATATGATGTTGTAAATCAAGATCGTGTAAATTATCATATTTAGGATAGTTTCTATATAGTGAGATAATATCTTGCATTATTCTCTACCCCATTTAATATCTTGTACTGTTTGAGAACTAAAATCCATACCAACATCTGTACTAAAGA